TGGCCTGTAAATCAATTGGGTGAAGAAGAATGACTGTCACAACTGACAACATTCGGGATTTGCTAAACAGACCACGAGGCTTGAACGACGCAACCATAACTGAATATATCAGTATGCGAACAGAACAAGTCAACAAATCTGCCCGCAACAATGCGTTTCTTGCAGAAGATTCAACAAATGTTGTTACGACAGCGCAAAAAGAATCAGCAATTAAGGCTTTGGTGTGTGCCGATTGTTTGCAGGTTATGATTGATACAATTCCTTCCTATGTCAACGAGAACGAGCGAAAACAGCAAGACATACGATTAACCGCACAAATGCGGGGATTTATGAAGCGTGGAGAAGAAATGCTTGCTCTTGTCTCGGAGGTTGGCGGAACGGCTGTAAAGTTTAGCCAAACCAAGACGAGGCTCTAAACATGACTAATTATCAATGGGTCGGTGCTTCTTCCACGCTCGCAAGCACAGCAGCGAATTGGAATCCAAGCGGAACGCCAGCCGCAGGTGATGTTATCATCTTTGACAATTTGGGACAGCAAAATTGTGTGTGGGATATAGTCTTGCCAGCCACAGCCTTTTCTGTTGATGAAATTATCCTTGAATCCTCTTTTGCACACACCCTTACTATGGGTGTCAATATGAGAGTCAAGGGTTTGTTTCTCAATAAAACTATTGTTCCGAGTGCTGGAAATAAAATTATTTTTCAACACGGGGCATCCCCTAACTTTTTTGGTTCTTACAAAACATACAACGAACGATTTGTGTTAATTGGTGATAGCGGAAACGCCACAGGTATTACCTTTGAAATGACTGGTTTATCCACTCCTGTCACAAAGTTTGACGATGGCCCACATCCAATAGTGGTTATCGGGGGTGGTCAGTTTGCACCGGATTATGTCGCACCAACGGGAACAAGTGGTAAAGCCACCTTTGATTCCTTTACCATTTCCACATCAACAAATTTTTCACCCGATGGTGATTTAGTGGATAACGACAGGCTCAAAGTTTTTTCTTTTACTGCATTTTCTATTGCCAGCACGAGTATTGACTTCGGCCTTTCAACAACGGAATTTACCGCCACAACCAGTGGGTTTCATATTCCAACAGCAGGGGCAAGTAGTATGCCAACTGGATTCATAGATGCTTATTACCGAAAAATTGTCTTAAATGCAAATACCGCAGGTGATAAAATTTTGATGAGCGATAACACCTATATTTCCGTTGAAGAATTTGAAATTAACGATGGCGTAGTTTTGAAAGGACCGGTAGCCGCCGATGACCAAGGAGCCGATATTCGTTCAATGAAAACCCCAAAGGTAAGGGGAACATGGTCTTTTAGTCAAATCTCTCCGGGGATTTACCGAAGCCCACGAAACGCTTCGGGACCGATGCCCAAGGTTAATGGAAACTTTCACATTACGGGAAAATTAGATGTGGACGGATTGATTGACCCAACAGGACTTGAATTAAATCCACAATCCAGCAATCCCGGCGGCGTCACCGCAAACACGCTATGGTTGAACAGCACCGACAGCAACAAGTTGTATCTCGGCTCAAGCGAAGTTAGCGGTAGCGGAGCGCAAGGACCGGCGGGACCACAAGGTCCACAAGGAGCAACGGGACCAGCCGGTGCTGATGGAGCAGACGGCTCCGATGGTGCGGCAGGTGCAACCGGACCGACAGGGCCAGCAGGTCCAGCAGGTGCAGATGGAAATACGATTAACATTTCAGCCTTAACTGCTAACACGGCAATTGCTGACGCAGACTTGCTTTTGCTTGACGATGGGGCAAACGGAACAAACCGCAAAATCACCTTTACCGAGGTCAAGGAGTGGATTCGGGGTGAGGGTATCAAGGTTGGCCGAAATGGTGGCGTGAACCAACTTCGCATTCGTGATTCAAGGGACGATGGAGATGTTCCACCTGCTGATTTTCAAGATAAAGCCGTGTCGTTTGACTTCACCGACGACATAACAGGCTCCCCAACCTCTTGGGATTCTGTTATGACCATGAAAGGCTGGTCGGACAGTTATAGAGCATGGCAGATATTTTCCGACGCTTCAACCTCTTCTCGTAGTGTGGATGAAACGCCGTTGTTCTTCCGTAGCGGAGAGGGCGATGTTCAAGCGACATGGGGAGAAATCAAGGAAATTCTTACCTTCCCCGGAACAGCCCCACGCGTTGATGGCGCAACTAACCAAATCCTGCAAACGGACGGGGCTGGAACCCTTTCATGGGTGGACTTACCTGCTGGCGGAGGAACGCCATCGGGTGCGGCTGGCTCTATCCAATTTAGCGACGGCTCGGCTTTTGATTCGGACGATGCAAACCTGCATTGGGATGATGCAAACAACCGTTTGGGTATCGGCACGAATACGCCCGGAAACACCATTCATGCTGTTGGCACAGGCAACTTCCCATTCCGATTTCAAGGAAACGGGGGAAATCTCCGTATAAACAATTTTGGTCACCTTCAAATTCAAAACGATAACTCAACCCCAGTTGATGGGACGACAATTGACGCCCCACTATTTCAAATCGGACAGCGAGACGCAGGACAATTAGACATAGCATTTGGCAACTTAGCAGGCAACCACTTGGTTGCGGCTTCGGATTCTTTGCTTACGCTCAAGCGAGCCTCCAATAGCGCATCGGGAGCGAAGCAAATCGGCTTCTTAGGGGCTACGCCGGTAGCACAACAGAGCGTAGTGGACCCCGCAGCAGCAGGTTTCAATCCGGTTGGTGCAAGTGTCAACGAAGTAGCATTACAAACAAGCCTTGATTCAATTATAGCGGCATTACAGGCTCTTGGATTATTTGCATGAGGTGAAAACATGGATAAATGGCTTGATGAATATGTGGAAAAAGTGATGAAACAACAAATTGTGACGAACAGTATTTTTAAGAAAAAGGTGAAAAAAAATGAGTAAAAGAAAAGGAAAAATTGTGTATCAGCCACCGGAAAGGTGCTACACTAATGTGAACATTGAAGAGACACCGCATGGCTACAAGATTTATCGGATAGGAGAATCGCGTCATTTCACTGTTATTCCTCTATCCTGTGCAAAAGAAGTGCTTTACAAAGGAGATTGAAAATATGGAAATTGAAACAATGCTGCTCATAGCAACTGCTATTTTGGTTGATTTACTAATTCTTGCTGCTGCCGGAAAGTGGTTGCTTGGAAAGTGGAAGGAAATGAAAGCCGACGGCAAAGTCACACTTGATGAAGTCCTTGATGTTGCTGACGAAGTGGTTGATAAGGTCAAAGAAACAATTGACAAGTTGGAAGGCGAAGAAGAATGACACCCGATGAGCGAATAGATTCGCTGGAAGAAAGAACCCGTTTGCTTGAGCAAGCCGTTCTTGAATTGTCCACCATGGCAAAGTATCTCAAATATGCCGCTATCGCTCTGTTCGCTTCCCTTGGTGTTGATGTGCAGGGTGTGATGTGATATGTCCTACGCCGAAACAACCGATGTTGGCTCCCGTCTTGCTCTTGATAGCGCACAAAGACAGCGAGCAAATAACCGACTAATCAGCGTGCTTCGCCGTGCTGGTATTGATATTGACCAAATGTTTCGTGACTACGGAAGAGATGTCCCAAGCAATTACATGGCCGAAACAACTCTTGACGGAAATGTAAGTGCGGGTGCAACAACTATTACATTGACAAGTGCAACAGGATTCTCAACTGCTGGAAATGGCAACATTAACGGTGATTCCTTTAAATGGACTGGTAAATCCTCCAACGACTTAACAGGATGCACCGGTATCTCTTTTGACCACGCAACCGGTGTTAAGGTTCAAGAGGGCGAAATGGCTCACATACTCCGTGAAATTTGTGCGGATATTGCTGCTTCCTACTATCTTGAAGATGAAGCCGTTTTTCAAACCGCCAACAACGATGGGTCGGTGCGTGCCAACTACCTAAGAGAGCGTGGATTTGATAACCTTCACCGATTGGCTCACTTGGGGAGTGTTGACTAATGCGTGGCCTCCACATTGAACCAATGACAAAGGTTACAACAGGCGGTGGTGGTTCAACCCGTATTCGTGTTGATACACGAGAGTTTAATATGGCTATGCGCGATGCTGAAAAGGTTATCGCAGATGCTATGTTTAGGGGTTCGGGAAGGGCTTTTGACCAAACAAAAAGAGAAACCGATAGATACTTGCGTTCCTTGACATTTCAAACCCCACAGGCAAAAAAAGTCGCTAACTCCTTGGATTACAGCAAAGGGGCGGAAAGAAAAGCAGAAATCCGTGGCGATGAAATTACATTGGAAGCCATGTTCGGTAGCCGTGGACCAAGAATCCACGGTGGAGAAATCGGCTTCGGTGTTCATACGAGTCCCGACAACCATGATGGCACATTTAACATTGGTCAAGCCGTTGAAGAAGGCATAAATCCAAGAACATTTTCTTTCAAAGCAAGTCCCGGTGCAAAAGAACATGGTCGTCAAATTGGACGAGCCAAGGGACCGACAGCATGGTATGGAAAAGGTGGTAGTGCTGATTTTGTAGGCATCAAGGGAACAGAATACATTTCTCATGCCTCCAACTTCTTTAATCGTATAATTAAGAAAGAAGTGGAAAGAGAGTTGGTGTTTTAATTATGGCAATAGCAACAACAGAACAGTTTTGGAATCACCGTTTGAACGGTGAAAACCCTACATCCCCTACGGGTGAAAACAATAACCCTTGGACGGCCACAGGAAGCGGCGCAAGCGAAGTGGATAAGTTTTGGGTGGTGTCGGATGCCCGATACAATGTGACGCCCACAACCAACGCTTATACGCTTTTTACGGTGCTTCAATACACCAGCACCCCAAGCAACGATGAAATCCTTATGTCTTTGGACAACGGAACAAAGAAAGTGGAGGTAAAGGCTTTTGGGACAAAAGTAAAGTTGGTTGGTGCTACGACAGTAACCAGCGTTGACCTTGACCCACTAATGGCTGAGGAAAATCCTGTGCCTCTCGCTCTCCGACTAACACTTGATGCTTCGGGCAACGCTCGTCTGTATCTGCGTGAAATGATTGAGGACGACGACGCACAAACGGTCTATCTATCAGTTGCTGGCGCATCCGGCTCAAGCCGAAACATCGCTTGGGGAAACAATAGCGGAACCATCAAGTGGGCCTCGGTATATGCAACTGACATGGGTGCTTTTTCCCCGCTTGAGTTGGCCCCCTCCGACTTGGCTACTGACACCCTGCTTCGTATGGGCTTATCCATCGTTGAAAACTTACGGAATAGCCGCAGGGCGCACCTAAAAACTCATCTTGACGCTGGCTCAATCCGATATGGTTATGACATCTCACAAGAAATGCTTACTCGTAGCATCCCACCATTTATTCATGTGTTGTTGCGTGGGCTTGGTTCACCAACCTTTGCCGCTCTTGGTGGTGGACGCATTGACCAAGAATACGATGTTCTCATCTATGTGACTACTCGTGGAACCACTTACGAGGACGCATACCGTTTGGGGTTGAACATTGTCGGGGAATGTTTTGACGAGTTATATACGACAACAGGTTTGAACGGAACAACGGACAGTCTTTTTGAATACGATTTACAATTGCAGTCTCGCATGGATGACGAGGTCACGATTTGCACACATTTGCTAACACTGACCTACATGCGTCGTTTGAATATGCGACACCGATGAAACGCTTAAATATCAACCCATTGGTAGTCTAAACACCGAGAAGGTGATACCATGAGCGGATTCAACAACCGATATGTAGGGATTGTTAAAGAAACAACCTACGGAACAGACCCAACAAGCGGATATGTTTTTGGAGAAGTTGACGACGAGTCCATCAAACACACTTACGAAGTGATGCAACGCACAGACATGAGCCGATACGGAACGGCCAAGTCCAACACGGGCAAGGAGTTTTCCGAAGGTGATATTAACATGGCTATGCTCGCTGACAACTTTTTGGGAACGGTTTTGACTGGACTTTTCCCAACCGACACGGTGACTGGCTCAAGCCCAACTTACAGCCACACTTTCACCGAAGCCGGAACAGACCGCTCATTTACGATGCTTGTTGGTCGTGAAGAAAAAGAACACACCTACACGGGCATTGCTGTTGATAGCATGTCCGTGAGCGCAAACATCAACGAATACGCTATGATTTCTGCTTCTTTTATGGGTAAAGCAGAAAGCGGACTTGCTACTATTGGTGCATCCAGTCCATCCTTCAACACCAACGACCCTCTTTACTTCGCTGACGCAAAGGTTTTCTTCAATGGAGACGCTACCGCTTCTAACCTTGTGAAGTCCATCTCCTTTGACATCAACATGAACCGTGATGGAGACAACGCTTGTGGTCTTGGCGATGCAACCTACACCCGCCTTCCTCCGTTCCAACGCCGTGAAA